CAAATCCTTTCGAGGTAACATGCAAACTTGTGGATATGAAGAACTTTACGAAGTGTTTGAGAAACACGAGATCAGCGTGAATATGGCCGATTACATCACTAAATACAGGCATTTTTTGGTAACACCCGAGGGCGAGCCATTGCCAGTCTTTTTTGATGCAACTGAAGCCAATACCGCTGTGACTGTTGAATTTATGTACTGTGTATTGCATGATCTGGGTGATTTGACAGATATAGTTATTGAATCAGCAGAATTCATCATGAGAATTGTGCCCGGTGCCCAGCCCATTCCAGCGTCAGTGCCTATGAATTTCCGTAATGGCTATGATTTTATGTATTTGGATCTGGAAGCAAAGCATTGGAGTTTTGTTGAACCTTATGGCATGGAACCTGTGCAGTACCGCCTGGAAACTAAGGCCAACACACGTGGTGTACCGTATTATGAGTCATGCTATGTGCCACCCACGTTGCTTTCTGCATATGGCAATGGAGATGCCGCCCAACCCAAACCTAAAGCTAAGCCTAAGCAGAAGTTTTGTTTTGATTATAACAAGTTCGGCAGATGCAAGTCTGGTGACAAATGCACTTTCAAACATGATCCCGCTAATCTTCAAGCTGCCGCTGCGAAAATCCAAGAGGATAATGCTCCCAACGTTGACAACAAAATTGCTGACACAGCTCCACCTCCTAAGGTTAATAATGCCGACCACACCGTCGTGCAGATGTTGCATGAGGGCAAGGCTACTAGCACCATCGACGTAGACGTCACCAAGTATATGCACAAAGGTCATCCTTATGCTGCGGCTGCTCGACAGATTATGACTGATCGTATTGCTGCTGACATCTCAGGTGGTTGTTTGTGGGTCATAGGTGCCAGTGGTCAGCACGAGTTGTCGTTGTTGGCTGACAAAACGGTTTGGTTTTGCCCCACGACACGCGTGCTTGACACTGCATCTGACGAAAAATATACCAAGACACTCAACAATTTGAACGCATTTGCACTGAATGAGCCACCGGAGTATGGATGTATGTATGGACATGACTGTTCGATTTACACCAATGGGAAGCAAAAAATATACGTGATTGACGCCACCCTTGACATGCTAGACTATGATGCCATTGATGATGACTTGCCCAGCTATGTTGTAGCGATCGATGTCTTGTACTACTTCAATTCGACTGACAGATCTGAACGTAAAATTCAGCAACTACGGCGTTTGAGGTATGCGATATATAGGGGTGCAGTGTTGTATTCGCTACATCACAATCCTTTGAAGGGTGAGGTAAAGTATGGCGATGAGATAACATTGAATTGTCAAGGAATGGACATCTCTATGAGCGTAGCTGACAAAGTACATGGAGAAGCAACCACAACCATGTATAACCACCTGGTGCAGCCCATTTTGTTGTCGTTAGGTAGCAAGGGTTATGCAGTTGGTCATACTGGTTTACCCATTGCCCATGGCAACCGCATTAACATTTATATAACATTGCTAGCCAATTGGTGTACAACGTATCAACTGCTTAAGTATCAGGCCACCAAACACACACTGGACAAGTTTGATGTGAGAGCACAAGCTAATGTCATAGGGCCCATGATGCTCGATAGCGTGGCACATTATGCGACGCCAGCGACCGAATTCAACAAGTTTTTGTTGAAACTGCCTAAAACTGGCAAATATAACAAAGTTTTTGACTTGTTTGCTGGCACAGGCAGAGATGGCAAAGCCATCGCATCACGGTATGGCTGTGAATGTGAATCGAACGATGCTGACCCTGATGTTGTTGATTATTACAATCTAGACAGCAATATTGAACTTGACTCCGTGGATTGTTATGTGGCGAATGCAAAGGAAAACCATATAGTATATTTGGACCCCCCATATTGTTTGTGGGACTCAATGAGGCTTAGTGAAATTGCTCCTGCGTGCATGATAATTGTGAAACATGGTAAGGACAATGCGATGCCGCAGTACATGCAAAAATATCATGAGTGGAGTAATAACGTCATACATGCTTACTGGCCTGGCATGACTGCTAAAGAGATTACACGTGAGAAAAATGCTATGTCAACAACTATATCTGCAGCGAAAAATAAGCAATCTGTAAGCATTTTACAACTTAGAAATACAGTAGCGCCAGCTGCTCGTGCTGTAGACATGTGTCAGCCAGAAGATCATATCGAGCTGCAGGCTAAGTCAGTACTTGATGACCAAAGAATGCAAGACAGCCCTGTTAATGCCGGCACGCTAGTGCCTGAAATTGCACCTAGAACCTGGTGGCAATATATGAGCCAACAATTTGAGCAAACTAATTGGAGTACCGTAGCGCTGTGTGCCACTTCTGTAGTGATTGCCACGACTTATAGCAGGCCTAGACCGTACTCAAAAACAAAACCTTTGTCAATTCGTATTCTGACACCAACACTGCAAGGCATTTCGACTATCAGTCATATCGTATCGTGCTACGACCGTAAGTGGAACAATTGTACTGATGCATTTGCTGACCCAGAGGAGCCCATGGTTTATGACCATAATAGTGCTATTGATTCGACATATCGTGAGTTGGTTGAAGTTTTACCATCAGGTTCCTTGAGAGTGCTAATGTCTTTTGATTACGACGTGTGCACTTCGATAGTATATCAGGTGTGTCGCCAGCTTGCGGCTTATGCTGCTCAGTGCATGCCAGTTCCATTTGTTACATCCATGGCAGGTTTCATCACCGGTGAAGATATTACTGCTGGTGCCATTCGCGCACTCTCTGCTTGTGTCTATTTCGCTAAGTGCTGGCAGGGCAAAACAAACTACGAAACTAAATATGCATTATTTGGCGTTTTGAATATTGTAAGCACAGTTTGGTCAGCATATAGAACAGGCAAATCAGTCAGACGTGTCTGGCGGTCGATCACCAGCGGTGATTCATTGCGTAATTTTGTAAAGGTAGTACAAGATGAAGC